CCACCAGCATCAATAAATAACATATCGGGCTTCTTACCTGCTATCGGGTCAACTGTATCAAGTATCATTTTGCAAATAGAAACTGACTTGCCAAACAATTAGAGCTAATATAGGTGAGGACGTATCAAGTCTAACCACTTATAAAATGATACTTGAGCCAGAGTTAGGTAAGAGCGAAGAAAAGATAGCTACTTTAGGCACTGTTAACGTTGTTGAGGGTGATGAAACCTATCTAGCTAATAATTACTTAGAGTATGTTGTTGAAGAAAACGTATTTCATAAATCTGGCCAGTGGAGAAAGAAAGGAATAGCAACCACTCCAAACCAAGAAATATCAGGTAATTACGAAAGGTTCACAGTCTTAGCCTAATAAGACACATAACTGTTTATCGCACAACGTTAAAGAGGCGCAAAGGAAAAGTTATGACAAATAAAATTAACGCCCTATCACCAGAAATAAGATTCAGGGTTGAGTTAAGGCTAAGCTCACATATAGAATTCATTAAGAAGCATTCAAAACTATCAATTAAAAACATATTCGGTAATCCCGCTCAATCTGCAATGGGCGCGATGAGAGCAGAGCTTAATTGCTGGGGTATTACTAATGTCTAAATTCGATATAACAAAACATAAGTGGAGTGATAGGACTGTAGATGTCTCTGATAATAGTGATAATGACATCTTGCATTTATATTGCGGTCAGGCTGGGGAAGTTAAGCACAACAGGGATGACGCTATAGCAATAGCTAAATACTTTGGATTGTTACCAAGCGATAAACTAGTGGTTACTGATGAAGATAAGCTTAAACACCATCTTAATGCGTGGGCAGATCCTAGAGGTATTTTGTAATGAGTAAGGGCGATAAGCCAAGACCATGTAACAAACAAAGGTTCAATGAGTCTTTCGATAAGATATTTGGTACAGACAAAAACAACTCGACCACAGAAGAAGCGGAAAGAATAAAAAACATTAAGCTATCCACTATGGTTGACAACTGCCCATGCAAGAAGAGATTTTATGACTAATACAACGGCAAAAACAAACATTAGGATTAATAGGCAGGAAGACCACAGAGCAAGATTAAGCGAAGGTCAACACTTACGGCATATAGTTGAAAACATTGAGAAAATAGAAAACCTTGAAGTTAAAATGGGTGAGGGGGATAAAGAAGGCGAGGTAGACTACAAAAGCCTACAGGTAAATCAATTCACATTGTCTAAATTAAAGATAGCAACAGAACTAAGAATGAAGCTAGTTAATAAGTATCTACCAGACTTAAAAGCCGTTGAGCATACTGGTGATGGCGGTGGTGCAATCAATCATGAACACTGGATAGAAAACCTTGAATGAGTTGGTCCAACGTCAAAGGTTAAAGGATGACTTCGAGTTTTATTCAAGAAACTGTCTAACCATTCGCTCTAAAGGGGCGGAAACAATTAAGTTTAAACTCAACAAAGCTCAGTTACATATTCACAAACTAATTCAAGAACAGTTAAAAGTAACCGGAAAAGTCAGAGCTGTCATTCTAAAGGGTAGACAGCAAGGCGCATCAACTTATATTCAAGGTCGATTCACCTGGCGAACAACTCACAGGAAAGGTGTTAGGGCTTTTATACTGACTCACGAAGATGATGCAACACAGAATCTATTTTCAATGGGGAAGCGATACTATGAGAACTTACCTGCATTTGTTAAGCCTTCTATTTCTGCCAGTAACGCCAAAGAGTTAATATTTGATAAGTTAGACTCAGGCTATAAGGTAGGAACGGCAGGCAATAAATCAGTTGGTCGCTCACAAACTAATCAATTCTTTCATGGTTCAGAGGTTGCATTCTGGCCTAATGCAGCGGAACACGCTAAAGGAATACTTCAAACTATCCCAGACATGGCCGGCACTGAGGTTATATACGAATCTACTGCTAATGGGTTAGGCAACTTCTTCCATCAACAGTGGAAGCTAGCAGAGGCGGGACTAAGCGACTTTATACCAATCTTTGTGCCTTGGTTCTGGCAAGAAGAGTACAGAAAAGAATTGCCTAAAGATTTTAGTAAGAGTGATGATGAGTTAGATTTATCTGTTTTATATGATTTAGACGACAATCAAATATATTTCATGCGGCAAAAGATTGTTGAATTGTCAGCAGATGGGACCAATGGGGAGAAAGCATTTAAACAAGAATACCCTATGAATGCATCAGAAGCCTTTCAAGTGTCTGGTGGTGATGGATTAATATTAGCTAATGACATTGTAAAGGCGAGGAAGAATAAAGTTAATCCTAGTGGCCCTCTCATTGTTGGAGTTGATCCCTCAAGAGGTGGTGATAGATTCTCTACTATTAAGCGTATGGGTCGAAAGTCTTGGGAGCTAACAAGCTACACAGGTGATCAGGTTGATAAGTTGGGCAAGTCAGTTTCTATTTGCAAAATGATACTTGATACAGTTGACCCGATAGCAGGTAAGAAGCCCGATATGTTATTTATTGATGCTGGTGGTGGTGTTGATATTGCCGACCGATTACATGAGCTAGGATACCAAGATAGAGTTAAAGCTATTTACTTTGGTTCAACGCCATTAAACACAGAAAAGTATAAAAATAAACGCTGTGAAATGTGGGGCGAGCTTAATTTATGGCTTAAAGATGAAAATTTAGAGGTTGAATTACCTGATTCAGATACCCTTCAAGCTGATTTATGCGCTTCTCCCTATGATAGAGACAGTCATGATAGAATTTGTCTATGGAAGAAAGATAGGATAAAATCTAAATATGGCTTTTCTCCTGATGAGGGTGACGCGGCAGCATTAACATTTGCAGAGCCAGTTAACCTTAATAAACACAAAGATATAAACTTTGATAGTGAGTTCTAACAATGGCACACGAAGAAACTAACGAAACAACAGAAGACCAACAAATTCACGCTGAAGCAATAAGCCGCTTTGAGCAAGTGGAAGACAAGAAGCAGCGTAAGGAGGCTATTAATGATATGCGCTTCACTCATGTTGCTGGCGCTCAGTGGGATGATGGCGCTATAGCCAAGAGAAAGAATAGACCTCGATTCACTGTTAATCGTGTAGCTGGCGCAGTCTCTCAGATTGTTGGTGACCAAAGGCAGAATAGAACATCAATCAAAGTTAGACCTGTATCGAGTGGCGCAGATGAAAAGACAGCCAAGATATTTAACGGTTTAATCAGAAATATTGAATCACTATCCAAAGCTACTAACTCCTATGATGCGGCATTTGATGAGGCTGTAACGGGTGGTTATGGTGGCTGGCGAGTGTTAACTGAGTTCAACGATGATGATATATTTGAACAAGACATAAAGATTCAACCAATTAATTCGGCAGCAAGCTCTTTATACTTTGGTGACGCTAAAGAATATGATAAGCGTGACGCTAGCTATGCTTTTGTCATTACTAGTATGCCACTACATGAATTCAAGGCTAAATGGCCTAATCATTCCGCCACCAGCTTTACACAAACAAACTTAGATAACACCACTTGCAATGATTGGTTTCAAGGTGACTTCGTAAGAATAGCTGAATACTGGAAGAAAACCCCGGTTAAGAAGCAGATAGCCTTATTGTCTGATGGTCGAGTAATTGACTCAGATGAAGAAAAGAAAGTTATGGATGAGCTGGCAGAGCAAGGTGTAACAGTATTAAAAACAAGAGAGGTTAAGTCTCACAAAGTTGTTATGTACATTATGAACGGTAACGAGATACTTGAACCCAAGAAAGAATGGGCGGGTAAATACATCCCTCTAATACCTGTATTCGGTAAGGTCCACCATATTGAAGGCAGAACTTATGTTAAAGGCATGATTAGAGATGCTAAAGACTCTCAAAAAATACATAACTACGAAATTAGCCAAATGGTTGAAACAAACTCACTAACACCTAAAGACCCTTATTGGTATACACCCGCAATGGCGGCAGGACATGAAGCTAAGTGGGCTACGTTCAACACTAAAAATAGTCCTTTCATGCCGTATAACCACGACTCTAAAATGGCTGGACCGCCAACAAGAACAGGCGCGCCTTCATTGCAGCAGTCTGCATTAGCAATGACAGAACTTAGCATTCAAGGAATACACGCCACAACAGGCCTAGAGCCTGCATCGTTAGGGAATATACCAGAACTTAAGTCAGGCAAGGCCATACAAGCACAGCAAGCTATGGGCGATAGAGGTGCGTTCATCTATTCTGATAACTTACAAAAGTCTATTCAATATACTGGTGAAATATTAGTTGATTTAATCCCTAGAATTTACGACACAGCCAGAACAGTTAGAGTTTTAAATGTTGACGGCTCAAGTGAGTTAGTGGAAATTAACCAGAAAGACGAAGACAATAGAATTAATCAGTCAATTATAGATAAGCAAACAGGTGAGAAGGTTATCGTTAATGATTTAACTATGGGTAAATATGATGTTGTAACCGATTCAGGCCCATCATTCTTAACTAAACGTATGGAGTCAGCAGATCAGTTAATCCAATTGATGACAGGACAACCACAAATAGCGCCATTAATTATGGATTTAGTTGTTGGTAATCTTGATATCAATAATTCAGATGAAGTAACCAAGCGAGTCAGAGCGCAAATGATTCAAGCGGGAACTATTCAACCTACTGAAGATGAAATAGAAGAGTTAGGGTTAAATAACGAAACACCACCAGACCCAACTCAAGTGGCAATGTTAGAGAATATTCAAATGGCTACTCAGAAATTAATGGCAGACATTGAAAATACTGAGGCAGATACGGTTAGCAAACAGGTTAAAGCCCAGCAAGAAGCAGCCAAAACAGTTGATATAATGGCCCAAACTTTAATGGATAAGCTTAAAGCTGGCTTGATAGTAACTAACGATGAGATTCAACTAATACTGGCTCAGAGGGATATATTGGCAGATAGCCAGGATGCTCTAATACTAGCTAATAGTCAGCCGCTATTGAATCAGCCATTGCAATAGTTTAAAATGATTACATAGGTTTCTTCTATACCTTAAATAGATGCTCACACTAGCCAAAGGGCGCGCACATGACACAAGAAGCTGAACAGGTTGAACCTTTAAACGAACTCGATCAAAAGATTGCCGACGCATTAAAGGAGACTAATGAGGAATCAGCACCTCAACTGGAAGAGGTTCCAGCGGTTGAAACACCCAAAGATACAGCAGAAGTAATCGAGACTCCAGAGGCCGAAAAGCCAAAAGAAGATGGATTTCAGAAGCGAATTAACAAGGTTACAGCTGATAGATGGGAGGCAACACGTAGAGCAGAAGCAGCAGAGGCAAAGTTAGCAGAGATGCAGCAAGCCCCAGCAGCCAAGCAAAGCGTAGAGCCAAAGCTAGAAGATTTCGACTTTGATGAGGCCGCACATACAAGCGCTCTTATCGACTATAAGGTTAATCTTAAAGCTCAGTCATTTACCCAGCAGCAACAAGATACACAGAAAGAGCAGGCGCAAGCCGACCTCATAAGTAATTTCACTACCAATTCAGCTAAGTTTGCTGAAGGGAAAGCGGATTTCCAAGAGGTTTTAGGAAAGGTTCCAACCTTACAGCCAGCGGTTTTAAATGAACTAATGGCAAGAGAGAACGGACCAGAGTTAGCTTACTTTCTAGGTAATCATTCAGATATTGCAGACGATATCATACGAATGAATCCAGTTGCAGCAGGTATTAAGATTGGTGAAATATCCCGTAAGTTAGCAGAGCCTAAACAAATTAAACCAAGTTCAGCGCCCGAACCGATTGTGCCAGTTAGTGCTGGTGGAGTAGTCGAAACAGATATAGACGGTGAAATGTCTGTAGATGATTGGATGAAAAAATTCAATCCATAGGGCCTAAAGCCGAAAGGCAAAGGATAAATCATGGCTAATAATTTCAAGAATACGGACCTTGTAACCCGTATCGCTCTTAAAGAGTTTATGAACGCGTTACAAATGGGTACGAAGGTTGATCGTCAACTAGACAGTCAGTTTCAAAAGGTAGGTAACGCGATTAATGTTCGTAGACCTGTAATGTTCACAGCAGAAGCAGGCGCGGTAATTTCAGCTAACACTGATATCGAAGAACGCGCAGCAGTATTAACCCTTGATAGACGCGAAAAAGTATCATTTGCGGTTACTTCTCAAGACTTAACGTTATCAGTAGAAGACTTTACTTCTCGCTTTGTTCAGCCAGCAATGGCAGAGCTAGCGCAAGTGGTTGAAACTGCTATAGGCGCGTCTTATTATCAAATCGGTAACTTTGTTGGTACTCCTGGCACTGCTCCTGGTACATTCTTAGCAGTTGGTGAAGCAGCTAAAGTTCTTAAAAAGTTAGGCGTACCTCAGAACATGAGATGGTCAGCTTTCTATGATGAAGACGCTAGTTTAGCTCTTGCTAATGGATTGCAGAATGTGTTCCCTTCTAAGATCGCTACACGTGCAATTGAAGAAGCCAGTATCGGTAAATATTCAAGCTTTGAATTGTTTGAGAATCA